TTGTTGATTTAGTAGCCATAGTTGATTATTCTTGATAATAGTAGTGAGTGTAGCAGAATGGTCAGTTCTAGTCAATAGAGAATGGAACTATTAGCGATAAATACCATATGCCTCGCTTATCAATCTACTCACCGACCAAATCTAACAACTTTCGCTATATCGACCGTATGGTCAAGGCTCAGTTTGAAGTGGGCGGCACTGACTTACTTATTCACAAGTACTTAGGACCAAGTAATACTGGTCCGAGTACGAGTTTAGTACAGCCACAGATTACTAAGCCCGACCCTCTAGCGATTCAAGATTTATTGTTCTTAGAGAACCGTGATCGTAAGTATGATAGTGATGTGTATCGTCTTCGTGGTCACTACAACGTTGCCAACTTAGACTTTGATTTGAGTCAGTTCGGTCTGTTCTTGACCAACGATATCATCTTCGTCACTGTACACTACAATGATATGATTGACTTGATTGGCCGCAAGCTGATGGTCGGTGATGTGTTCGAACTACCGCACTTGACTGACTATCATCCACTGAATGAAGCGATTCCAGTAGGTCTACGCCGTTATTATCAGATCACTGACGCTAACTATGCGTCGGAAGGCTTCTCACAGACATGGTACCCTCACCTATGGCGGATCAAGTGTGAACCTCTAGTCGATAGTCAACAGTTTGCTGGCATCTTGTCTACACCGACGAATACAGACACTTACATGGGTGATTGGAGTGAGACCAAGACATATGGCGAAGGATACACTGTGACTTACGGCGGTACTACTTACACACCAGTGATCGGAAAGGGTCCTGTTCCCGCCGGTACTCTGCCCACTGATACTACTTACTGGCAAGTTGATACTGCTGGCACTCTAAAAGATTTGATTAGTACGTACAATAAGAACATCGCTATCAATGATGCTGCTCTAGCCGAGGCTGCTAGATTAGTGCCTCAGACTGGCGTTGATCGTTCACAACTGTACTTAGTACCGAGTGGCACTGATAATGCTCCAGCTGCGCCGATCAACATCGTGACTAATAAAGATGGCGGACCTCAATTAGGCACTGGCACTGTTGCTATGTTCAGAAGTCGTCGTTACAAGAATGCTGGTGTCGGCATCAAGGTCGGGGCGGCAGCTAGTGAGCGTCTTAAGGCTGGCGCTCGTGTCGTACTAAGCACCGGGGTTACTAATGCTGGCAGAAATGCTGAAGGTAGTGGGCGTGTAAATGGTGATACTGTACTAACTGCTACAGTTTACACTGGAACTACTAAGACTGGACCGTATGGCACATCAGATAACGTTTACTCTACCGCTGACCAAGTGCCTAACTTCTATATTACGACTGTAGACACCGCTGCTAGGAGCACTGTTGTATCGTTGCTGACATGGAGTGACGATTTGAAAGTTGGATTGACTATTAGCGGCACAGTTTACAGTGCTAACGGTACACCAACCAGTGTTTTTGATACCGGCACTCGTATTACAGGGCTGAATAAGACTGCTAAGACCGTAACTGTGAGTAGTGCTACTAAAGTTGATATGATTGGCGGCGTTCAACTTGAAGTTGCTACTGATTTTAGCGGTATCTTCAAGTCAGTTCTCGTTGAGCGCACTGGAGTAGGTCAGACTAAGATTGTCTTATCGACTTACAACAAGGATTTAACGGTTGGTAGTGTTATTCGTGCTAATGTATTGACTACGGACGGTGGGACTACTAGTATCTTTAAGTCTGGTACCACAGTCACTAGTATTATTGCCGATATCGACAACGACGACTTGACTAACCCACTGAATACTATCACTATTACTGCTAGCAGTGCTACTCTTGCTGGTATGAATCAGGGTGATCGTGTCGAGTTTGCTTTTGACGACGGTAAGTTGATTGACGGGACTATGGACTTCCGTGCCGATGAAGATCCACGCTTCCAGTTCATTCGTAGAGCATCTCCACGTTCATTTGGCTATCTCGCCGGTTATGGAGCTGGGGATGGACAGGCGCCAAACGGTGAACCTACTGGCAAGGGCATCGTATTCCCTGCTAATCCTACTACCGGTGATTATTTCTTACGAACTGACTACTCGCCACAGACATTATTCCGTTGGGATGGTAGCTTATGGGTCAAGATCAGCGAGAAGGTACGAACTGCTACTGGATTCGGCGCTGGTAGTACTAATCAGAAGGCTGGATTTATCAACAACACCGGTACAGTCACACTAGCAGATGGTTCGACTGTGCCGAGTCGTCAGAGTTTATCGTCTGGCCTACGAGCCGACTAAGTTTACTTGCTAGCGTTTAGTTGCTCGACGATTTCTTCGACTGTTTCGCTTACTTCCCATGTACCATGAGGCGGACAGAACACGAATGTTACGTCTTCTATTGTTTCGTCTTCACGAGTAATGGTGTTACGGAAGATTGATACGATTACTTTCGAATCGATTGCTACTTTTTGTCCTCTGAGTGCTGGACTAGCGTTTGTTAGTGTGATATACATGCTCTTACTTATTCAGAGCAGATAGGGCGATAAATAAAGCATGAGCACATACTTCTACGACAGTCAGACCAGACGGTTCCTGACACAATTCGGCGCTATTCTCTCGCTCATTGACGTTCAATACGGCAGTGACCCTAAGGGCAATCCCATCTTACATCGTGTACCCGTTGTATACGGTGACGGCTCACGTCAAGTAGCTGCCGCGATTGCTAACAACAGCCCTAGCACTATTTCTAGTGTGCCTATGATTTCGTATTACATTTCTGGCATGAAGTATGACCAGAAGCGTACTCAAGACCCGTATTTTATCGAGAAGAAGAGCATTCGTCAGCGTACTTTCAATCGCGACACTGGCACCTACGAGACAACACAGGGCAACGCGTTCACTGTTGAGCGACTAATGCCTGTTCCTTATCAACTTAGTATCACTGTTGATATTTGGGCCAGTAGTATCAATCAGAAGTTAGAGATTTTTGAACAACTCGGTGTACTTTTCAATCCTAGTATTGAGATACAGAGCACAGACAACTTTATTGACTGGACTAGTTTATCGGTTGTGTATCAGGATGATCTGAACTGGACTAGTCGCAGTGTTCCGCAGGGTTCTAGTAACAACATCGACGTACTAACTTGGCGTTTCTCTATGCCGATCTGGATTTCGAGTCCGATCAAGGTCAAGAAGTTAGGCATGATCCAAAAAGTCATTGCTAGTATTTACAAGGGTTCTGCTCTAGTAGATATGCAGAACGATAGTTTGCTGTTAGGTACTCGTCAAAAGATTACGCCGTACGGGTATCAACTGCTGTTAGTCGGCAATCGACTTCAGATCCTGCCAGCAAGCGAAGTTATAACTGATAATCAAGAGATTGATCCAGTTACTACTGGCCCAGATACGGCTGTATACTGGCATAGTGTACTAAACGCTTACGGCACTATCAAACCAGGCGTAAGTCAAATCGTTCTTGAGAATGAATACATGGCAACTGAGATCGTTGGTACGATTGATTATGATACTACTGATGATCGCTTATTAGTGTATACTATTGACACCGACACTCTGCCTACTGATACGCTAACTAGTGTCGATATGGTCATTGATCCAACTGTAAAGTGGCCAGATAACGGCACTGATGGGGTGTTACCAGTGGCTGCTGTTGGACAACGATATTTGATCGTCAATAATATTGCTCAGCAACGTGAGTACAGTCCCACATCACAGATGGTATGGCCCGGGTTGACTGCTGGGGCTTGGGCTAATGACGTTATTCAGTACGGCGCTATCACTACATCAGCAGTTGTCGTGGGTAATCATAGCATTGGTGATACTACTATTCGTCTTGCTGATACTAACGGCATCTGTAGCGGATACACTGTTAGCGATAGTGCTACTTCTACTGTTATTGGCACAGTGAGTGTAGTTGACTATAGAGACAATACTATCATCATCGATACTGTATTAGCTGCTGATATTACTAACACTACTAAGTTGACTATCACTGGCACTGGTTGGTACGTTGACTATACTCCTGGTACGTCAGTTGAATATGTGACTAACACTACTAGTGGTATTCAGTATCGAATCAACGACGGCGTATGGCGTAAGTCGTATGACGGTTACTACAACCAAGGCGATTGGCGTATCGTGATCTAATGGAAAAAGTTCGTAGACCTATCAACGCTATCGGTGTCTTATTCTATGCTCGTTCTACTGGTCGCATCTTGTACCTTTTACGTAATAGTCGTGAGCAGAATTGGGGCATTCCTGGCGGTAAGATTGAGCGCGGTGAGACCCTGCGTGATGCGCTCCTACGTGAGTGTCGGGAAGAGATTGGTCATGTGCCCGATAGCAGGTTGTATCCGCTTGATTGCTATCGTAGTAGCGACGGTAAGTTTACCTATCATACGTTTTTCTGCGTGATTGACGAGGAGATTGATGTGAAATTGAACAGTGAG